GTTAAATTATTTAATATCACTTCATTCACCAATTTCAAATTATCAGGCGTATATTCTAGCATTAATGTAATTTCTTCCTTCTTTGATTTTCAATTTCATCCATTATATTTGAAATTCTAGCATCTTCTTCAATTTCTGGTTCTAATTCTGCAAGAGCTTCATCTCTCATTATATGTAGTTCTTCTTTTATATTAGCTAACACAGAATCATTTTTAGATATTGATTCGATAGCAATCTCAACCATATTTCCATAATATTCAATTAAATCATCTTTTGGATTAGCAAAAGTTAAAATATCATCTTGAGTGATAGTGGCTATATTATCACAAATAACCTCAAGTGGCAACCATGGTACCATCATCATTACCGTACCTTTAGCACCTCTTTTAAATAACAAGGTCATTGGGTGGTTTAATTGAACCAAATAATCATCTTCACTCATAACACAATCTGATATGATGTCTTCGCCACTTTGTAGGCGGATAATTTTAATATTATGTTGTGGTTGGTTTGACATTTTTAAGGTCTATGTTATAATATTTATAGTTAAACTTTTCGTCATCATATATTTTAACACGCTCAATAAAATGTTTTAGTGTGTAATTGGTAAATTTGCCTATACGAAAATCATCAGTAATATCAAACAATATAGCAGCTGATTTATTATCACCAATTCTTAAACCACGGCCAATAGATTGTAAATTACGAATACGAGATTTGCTTGGTGATGCGAATATAATATTATGTAGGTTGCGAATGTTGACACCTGTTGAAAAGGTACCGTATGAGGCTACAATGATGGCGTCTTTTTCTTTTTCAGTAATTGAACGGACCGATTCGCGAATTTCAACATCAGTTCCGCCAAATACAAAGAATACATGCCTATTTTTTGCATGTTGTTTAATATTAGCATAAAGGTCTTTACCATGTTTTTCAACAAATTGAAATAAAATAAGTGAATTGCCTTCTAGCGATAATGCTAGATTGCGAATAAAATCATTACGGGTTTGATTGGTGACTATGTAATCAATTTCTTGATTGTAATCCCAATCACGAGCCATCTTACATATAGGTTCAGGATACTTGAGAATCAGACATTTAATATTAAAATCTGCTAATTGACCTTTCTCAATTAATTCAGATGTTGAGGTTGCCTTATAAACTGGACCAAATAAACCCTCTAGTACCAAACGATGAGTTTGAGTTCCGTCTAAAGTTCCTGTAGTGCCTATTCTATATTTAGAATTTGAGCAACCTGTAAGTATCGTAGTAAGTGATTTAGCTTTGAATTGGTGAGCTTCATCGCCCAAAACAAAATCAAACTGTTCAAAGTATTCACCTGAATTCTTGTAAATGGATTGCCATGTGGTGATGGTTAGAAAATTGTTGGTGTGTTTATCTTTACCAGAATATTGGCGATGACAGTATGTATCAGAATCATAACCATAGGATTTGAAATCAGAAAACATCTGTTCAACCAATGATGTGGTTGGAACTATTAATAATCCTTTTTTTAAACCTGAGGCTTGTAAATAACAAACAATCATATAAAGTATGAGTGATTTACCTGAAGCCGTAGGAGATAATAAAAGAATTCTCTTATTGCGAATAGCATGAATAAAAGATTTTAATTGATAATCACGAACTTCGTGTGGAAGATTTAATGTCTTAATAAAGTCTTCAGCTTCTACCACAGATAATACTTCGGTAGATATGACATCTGAATCTATCTCAAGTTTATAATTTCTTTCTTCACAAAACTTTTGAATATAAGGAACCAGACCATGATATATGGTAAAGTTGCGTAAGTCCGCCAGCCTTATCTTTCCATCCCAGAGCCTACTTTTATAAGCTGGAACAAATTGATAACCTGGAACAAAGAATGTAAAGTAATCACTTAATTCTTGTGCGATATTTCTTTCACACTCGAACTGAATGAATACTTCATTCTTCTTATGGAGAATTAAATCAGACACCTTGTATAAATCTTTCCCAGGCTATGAAGTCGCGGAGTTGAAATGTGCGAGAGTTTAATTCTTTGAGTATTGAACCACACACATCTACGATTTCTTCGTGCATAGCTTTTGCAGCTAGACGAGCATTGATGTCTTCATCTGATTCTAGGTAAGTTGTGATTTCTGATTTTAAAACATAAGGGAAAGGTTGCCAACCATATTGAGTAAGTTGGTCCTCATCGAGTTTACCTGTATAATATTCCCACTTTAATCGCCTCATCTTACTGGCCTTAAATTCAGATTCTTTGGCCAATAGGCGATGATGTGATAGTATATTTAAATACTTACTATGTAATTTGGGTATATCTAATAACGCTTTGCCTGGTTCTGTTCTATCAATGTCAGAATCCTTGCGCCACATTTCTAATAAATCTTCAAGTTGTTTCATATAGTTGAAATCCTCCTATTCAAAGGATACATCACTTCCATTAAATTGTCAAGCGTTATTTAGAATAATTTTTCTATATCAAAGTAACTATACCGAAATGTAGCATCAGCTGTAATTATAGTATCTGGAGAATCTGTTGCACTCATTACAAAGGTAGAAAGGGTGGTAGGAAATACATCAAAAAACTTAATGTTATAGTATGGTGTATTTGATGATGAAAGCAAAGTAACAGTTGCATCAGAATATTGTGGTTTGGCTATTGGAATGTTTGTTGCATATTTGTTTAATTTACCGAGATTTCTATACTCAGCAAATTCTTTAGGGAAAGTCATAGCACGGATCCAATCATGTATTTCAAGCCACGATTTTAATTCTTCGTCAACGACAAAGGTAATATTCAATAAATCATATATGGCTTTTTCACCAGGAATATACACATCAACGAATGGGTTGGTTTGTGGAATTTCAGATAAAGAAATACCAGGCACACTTAATGATTGACAAAAATATCTAACATTAGGTGAACGACCAAAGTTAAGTTGAAACTTATTTGGTTGTAGAAAATTAGGGTTTGTTGGGTTACGATTGGTTGCTGTCATAATGGTTTATTTATGCTAAAAAAAAGAGGACCCTTTTTACGGAGTCCTCTTTAAGATTTATTGCTTTGCTAGTCTTTTATTATAGTTATAATTATAAGACTTATAGATTACATTAAGTTTGCAATCTTGAACGCACGGTAATAGTTGTTAGACAACACATTTAATGCGCCATTACCTTGTGAAGTACCTTCTGCAAATGGATTAGCAACTAGACCATATCGTGTCTTGAAGCCAATTTTTGGTTGGAAGTTGTTTGTATCAACTGCACGAACCATTTGTAAAGGAACGTATGGGCAGTAGAATAAACCTGCGTCATAAGCGTTAGAACCTTTGTAACCAACAACTGCATATTCTGAAGATGCTGATGTTGGAGCATATGGATCAATATACACTTTGATACGACCAAATAATGTACCAGCGAATGTGTTACCTGTATCATCAACTGTTAGGTTTACTTGTGACTGTAAAGCTGAGTTGTAATCAAGGATACCAGCCATTGCTAAAGCAGAAGCAACATCGCTTGAGCAAATCATAACATTACCTTTGCCTCTACGAGTTGTCTTAGCGATAGTATTAGCTTCACGTTCAATTTGGAATGCTAAACCTTTAACTTTTTCAACCATCCAACGACCATTAGAATCAGTATCAAGGTCAAACTTACCAACAGCAGTTGTACCTACTTGGCAACCTGTTTTAGCAGTACCGTAGATTGTTCTTACAACTTCACGGTTGATTTCAGCAAGAATTTCAGCAGACAAGATGTTTGCTAATTCTGTTTCTGCATCTAAACCATGAACTGCTTTAAGGTCTTGTGCTAATTCAATTGAGTATTCTGCTTTTAATGCTCTTGTTTTAGCAGTAACAGTTACTTTTTCAATTGAGAATGCCATTTCTTGGAATGTTAAATCTTCAGCAGTAGCTGTTGCTAATGCTGTGCAAGCTGCAGCGTTACCAACAAATGTGTTAGCAGTAGCAGCGCCAACTGCAAGAGCAGTTTGAGCACCAGAAATACCACCAAAACCTGTGTTAGCTTCGTTGAAGAATGCTTCTGTTGCGCCTGCGGTCACATTAGATGTTGAGTATGAAGAGCGCATAGCGAAGATTAAACCAGTTGGGCCTGTCATTGGTTGAACACCACATACATCGTATGCGATTAAGTTCGGTAATGAACGGCGAACTAAACTGATTAAGATTGGATCAAAACCGGCAACTGGACCACCAGCAGCAGCGCCGCCACCAAAACCGCCTGTACCAGCAGAGTTAGCAGGTGCTGTTTCTTGTAACATTTGACCAGATTTCTGCATTTCTACAGCTTGGTTTTCAAGAATAACAGCAGTTACAGCCTTACGATAAGGGTCTTTAATTGCAGGTAAGTCAGGATGGTCAAGAACACCTTCCCACTTTTTCTGTAATGATTCGGACAAATACATTTTTTATCTCCTAGATAATTACTATTTAAATTTTTGTTTTACTAATTGCGTTTGATACTGCAGCTACAAATGGGTCATTGATGACTTTCTTTTCGCCTTCAGCATCTTCAACTTGTTCGTTGAGTTGTGATTCATCTGCTTTTTTAATACCAGATGGGAAATAATTCTCACGGATTGTTTCAAGTTTGTTTTTGTATTCGTCCTCTGTGGAGAATTCAACACTCTCTGCGAGTGATTTGATTTTTTCAACTTGAGTTGATATGAGACCTTCACATACTTCACGAGTTACTTCATTTTTGCGTGATTCGACAAGAGCTTTTTTAAACTCTACACCACGCTCAATTTCTTCGTTTAACTTAGATTCAAGTTCTTCAACTTGACCAGCTAATTCGTCAACGAGGTCAACTTTTTCAGCAGGAACATCAATATAGTGTTCTGCAAATAGATTGCGTAAACCTGCGATGAAGTCGTCTGTTAATTCTGAGCGTAAGCCAGATTCAATAGCGATTTCATTGTCTGCCATCCATTGTTCAACAACATAAGAAAGGTAATCATCTACTTTTTCTGTTAAGTCGTTACGAACAGATGTGATTGCTTCTTCAAGCATACCAGCATATTCACTTTCAATTTCTTCTTGAATTTGTGAAATACGGTCTTGAACACGAGCTTC